ACACGATAGTCCGCGCCACCACCCTCTGCAGCGACTCCAGCGATTGAGAGTGCGATGTACGCCGTATCTATTGAAATTTTTCAGAGCCGCACAGCTGCCGGCGGCCAGATTGAAGGCGTGGACTTTACCGGTACGCCGTACAGAATGGGTCGCAGTTTAATGAATCGCGTGTCATCTTTGCTTCAGCCGTATCTCGATGTCGAAACTATCGTGCAATAGTGCCAGCGTCATCAATTGCCGTCGATGTCCGTGGAGTATTAAAAACTCAGCTGGCGTCCATCACAGCCAACGTCTATGACGTGATTCCAGAGTCGCCAATCGTGCCATTCGCGGCAGTCTTGCCGATGAATCCATATCTGGAAATCGAAGTCTTTACGAAAAATACAGTGCGCACGAAAGTCAATCTCATGATCGTCGTGGGCGTCGCTTCATACTCCAACGCAGCTTCACTCGACAATATCGAACAGCTCATCATCAGCATTCTGGCCGCTTTGCCGGCTGGATACGAAATCGGCAATATCTCGAATCCGACTCCGCAGCTTCTCGCTTCGGGATCTGAAGTCTTGGCAGCCGAAATCGAAGTCACTACTCGCTACCAACAAACAAACTAAGGAGCACCAAAATGCCAACGACCGTCATCACCGGACGCGATCTAGTATTGACGATCGCCACGGTAAATTACGACGCACAAGCTACATCCGCCGTTCTCGCTAACTCACCAACCATCGACACATATCAGACACTCGATGGCAAGGCATACAAGCACATCGATGATCAATGGTCTTTCGATGTCGAAATGCTTGCAGACTGGGGCGTCGCTTCATCACTCTGCGAAGCTCTCTGGACAGCTTGCGAGACTGCACCGAATACAGTTTTAGCGTGTTCACTCACAGCTACAACCGGCGCGGTCTTCACGTTCAACGTTATGCCGGTATTCCCAAGCGTCGGCGGTGCAGCACCAAGCGCGCAGACAGTATCGCTATCATTCACAGTGGTGGGAACACCAACAGAAAACTTCTCATAAAAAAGAATCGGGAGCAAAGAAATGAAACTACCAATCACAATTCAATATGTAAATGGCGAAGAAGCTACCTACACAGCCAATCCAGTGGAATGGATGAAGTGGGAGCAAAAGACAGGCCACACCATCAGCCAAGCGCAAGACAAGATCGGAGTCGCAGATCTTCTCTTCTTGTCGTATCACGCGATGAAGCGCGAAGCGGCTGGCAAGCCAGTCAAGCCATTCGAAGTATGGGCAGAAGGAGTCTCAGACATCCAAGTCGGTGACTCCAGCCCAAAAGCTACAGCGTCGGAAGTTTGAATCGTTTGCTCTGGGAACTGGCTATCGCGACAGGCCAGTCTCGGAGCGAATTCGAAACAGCTGAAGACGTACACACAGCAATCGAGATTCTGGAGAAGAGAAATGGCAACAGCTAGCGGCCAAGGACGCGTGGCGATCCAAGTCGAGCCGTACCAGCTCAAGCAGCTTTTCCAGCTTCTCTCAGCTTTGCCAAAAGATTCGCAGAATGAAATTCGTGATCAAGCGCAGATGATGTCCAAGCGTTTAGCTGGTCAGCTTCTTATGTTTTCGCATGGGGCTCCAGCTCCACAGACTCGTCTCGTCGCACAATCAATTTCGACTCCACGCGATCGTCTCATTCGCGTCGATGTCGGTGGATCAAAGAAAGTCGGTCGCAAGTACGGCGGCGAGACTTCAAAGAATGGAAAGACAAGAGTGCGTCAGAATCAAGCTTCTGCCGGAGCTCTTCTATGGGGCACAGAATTCGGCGGTCACGCCGGTGAAGATTCGCTCGGCCGTAAATATACCAACCGATTCAAAGCTGCTCCGAAGAAAGGCGGCTACTGGATTAATCCGGCCGTGGACTATTACACGCCGATAGTGGCTAAGGAATACATCCAGCTCATTCAAGACGTCGTGAAGAGAGTGGGGCTCGCGTAATGGCCGGAATTCCAAAAGTCAAAATCACGTTCGACGCGGATCTCGATGAATTAAAAAAGGGAGTCAAAAGCGCGACGACTGAAGTCCAGAGCTTCGGTGATCGCGCCGCAGCTTTTGGAAAGAAAGCAGCTCTCGCATTCGCAGCCGCCGGCGCAGCATTCACAGCATTCGCGGTCTCAGCTGTCAAAGCAGCTGCGCAGGATCAAGCCGCACAGCAAAAGCTCGCAGATACAATCAAGGCAACTACAAACGCCACAGCTTTACAGATAGCCGGAATAGATCGATACATCACAAAGACTTCAATCGCTGCGGCCGTTACCGATGACCAGATTCGTCCGGCTTTATCTCGCTTGGTCAGAAGTACCGGCGACGTTCAGGAATCTCAGGATCTCTTAGCTCTTGCACTTGACCTAAGTGCCGCAAGTGGCAAGTCGCTCGAAACCGTCACAAATGCGCTCGCCAAGAGCCATGAGGGATCTAATACAGCTTTGAAGAAACTTGGTCTCGGTCTCGATGAGAATTATTTGAAGACTGCATCCAATGAACAAATCGTCAAGGATCTTACGAAGACGTACGGCAATTTCTCAGAGAATCAAGCGAAGACAGCCGAAGCTCGATTCAGATCGATGTCAATCGCCATCAACGAATCGAAAGAAGCTATCGGAGCGGCTCTGCTACCGGTCGCGGAGAAGCTTGCGACTTTCGTGCTGGAGACTCTTATTCCAGCCATCGACGGATTCATCGGCGGCTTGACTGGTAATGAAGGCTTGAAAGATAGCTTGACAGAATCACAAAAGAATATGTTCGCATGGGGCGAAAGGGTCAGAGGTCTCATCGACACAATTGTGAAATTCAAAGATGAGCTACTTGTCGTCGGTGGAGTAATTGCCGGCATCTTCATCGTCTCTAAGATTTCAGCTGGAGTCGCTGCAACAATCGCAGTCATCAAGAGTCTGATCGTGGCGTATAACGCTCTCAAAGCTTCCGCCATCGTGGCCGGTGTTGCATCTGCATTCGCACTCAATCCGCTTCTCGGTGTGGGAGCTGTGGCGTTAGCAGCTGGCGTCTTGGCTGGAGCTAATGCTCTGGCAAACAATTCAGACACTTCGACAGACTTCGGCGGCGGTGGTGGCGGTGGTGGAGTGCCAGATGGTATTCGTCCACGGACTAGCACTGGCGGCGGTAGCACTGGCGGCGGTGGCTTTACCGGTGGCGGTCTAGGTGGTGGCACATCCGGCGGCGGTGGTGGCGGTGGAGTATCAACACCGAGCGGCGCAACAAGCTTGGTCAATCTTGCCAACCGACTCACAGACATTTCAGACGAATTCACAGAGCTGCAATTCCTTGTCAATACTGGCGGCATCAGTAAGAGCGCAGGAATCGCGCAGCTGAATGCTCTGACAAAAGAATTCAGAGTCTTGGAGAATCAAGCCAACGCTCTGACAGCGAAAGAGTCAGTCGGCACATTCGACGTCGGCTCATTCCGCCGCGGAGAAGCTGCGACCATGGTGACGATCAATATGGGCGTGGTCGGCGATCCAGAGGGCGCAGCCAGAGCAGTCGAGCAAGTATTCCAAGACTCACTCGCTCGCGGCGGTATTAGCTCCACAGTGGGCGCGTACGACCGATGAGCAATTGGTCTCCGGTCTGGTCGGTCACAATCGGCGGCATCGATTACACAGACATAACACTGGCAAATCTTTCAATCACGTCCGGACGTACTGACTTCTACGTCCAGCCAGCTGCCGGCTACTGCTCAGTAGAGATTATCAATCTTGACGAGAATGTGACTATTGCAGCCGATCTGAATGACCAGATAGCAATTCAAGTCAAAGACTCCACTGGCACATTCGTGCCGATCTTCGGTGGCTTCGTCACAGACATCTCGCAGACGGTCAAAAGTGCCGGATCCGTAATGATTACGCAGTCAATCAAAATCATCGCCATGGGAGCACTTGCCAAACTGGCCAAGATTCTCGTCGATGGAGTCTTGCCAAAAGAATTCGATGGTGATCAGATTTATGACATTCTAGAGCCGCTTTTATTTAACACATGGGATGAAGTGCCGCCGGCTTTGACGTGGGCGACTTACACACCGACGACGACATGGGAAGACGCAGAGAATTCCGGCATCGGTGAGATAGATCGACCCGGCGACTATGAGCTTGCAGCTCGGTCATCATCACGCGCCACAGCTCTCAATATCGTCTCCGGTCTTGCGACGTCTGGACTCGGTTATTTATACGAAGACGGCCAAGGTCGAATCTGCTATGCAGACAGCACTCATCGCAGCCAATATCTTGCAGCTAATGGATACAGCGAGCTCTCAGCCAATGACGCGCTTGCCAATGGAATTTCGGTTGCACGTCGCACCGGAGATCTTCGCAATTCAGTCACGGTCAAATACGACGCAACATCTTCATCTGAAGAATCTGCCAGCGATTCCACATCCATCGCCACTTATGGACAGCAGGGATATATCGTCACGACTACTTTGCACAATTCGGCAGACGCTCTCAGCCAAGCCAATTTCTATCTCGAGCTCCGAGCTTATCCATCCGACATCTTCAAGACTCTCAGCTATGAGCTAACGAATCCAGAGCTCTCAGATATAGATCGCGACGACTTGCTTTCAATCTTCATGGGATTACCGGTGGACATTACTGACTTGCCGGTGAACATGATTGGCGGCACATTCCAAGGATTCGTCGAGGGCTGGACATTCTCGACTTCATACAATCGACTCTCACTGACGATTAACTTGTCGCCGGTGGCTTACAGCTTGCAAGCGATGAAGTGGAGCGACGTGCCTGTGACAGAGACATGGCTGACAATATCACCGACTTTAGACTGGTTAAATGCGACAATAGTCGCCTAAGCAAAGGAGAAAAATGGCCACGACCACGAATTATGGCTGGACAACACCGGACGACAGTGCGCTTGTAAAAGACGGAGCGTCCGCGATTCGCACACTCGGATCGTCCATCGACACGACGCTCAAAGCTCAAATCGATGCACAGATTCCCGATTCGCTACTTACAACAAAAGGCGATTTAATTGCTGCAACTGGGGCATCAACACCTGCGCGCTTAGGTGTGGGAACAAATGACTATGTTTTAACGGCAGATTCAACTGCTGCTGCTGGCGTGGCATGGAAAGCAACTTCAAGCGGTTCACAAACCGTTTTGGCAACTGGTTCATTTTCCAGTACTAGCATTTCTATAAATAGTATTAGTTCTGCTTATAAAGATTTAAGACTTTATGTTTATGATTTAACAAATTCATCTGCTGGTGGTGCTGGTTTTAGAATGACTATTAACAGCGATACTTCTGCATTGTATTCAAGAATTCACATGTCTGGAACTACGGTAAATAATTCAACAGGTGCGGCAAACATAAATTTGCAATCACCAATTAACACCAATCCAGAGGCAAAAATGACTTTTAATTTTTATGATTATACAAACACAACTGCATCTAAAACTGGTGATTATCAAATGTATTACGATGATTACAACGCAAGCCCAAATCCAACAATGGGAACTTTTGCTTATAAATCAACAACTGCTTTATCTTCAATTCAATTTAGCGTTTCAAGTGGTGGATTCGCCACAGGCACTTATACACTAGTAGGGATTAAATAATGGCTAAAGCATCTCGTCCAATGGTAAAAATTCACGATACTTTTACTAATGAAATTATTGAACGCGAAATGAACGATGCTGAATTTGAAGCACATGAAGCCGCTAACGCTGCCGATAAAGTCGCAGCAGCAGCAAAAGCAAAAGCCGAAGCAGATAAGGCTGCTCTATTGGCTCGTCTTGGCTTGACTGAGGATGAAGCGAAGCTTCTTCTGTCATGACGTATCCAACCGGTACAGCTGCTCGACTCGTTGAAGTGGCACTGGCAGAAGTCGGCACGATTGAAGAAGGCGACAATCTGACCAAGTACGGGAAATTTATGAAAGCCGATGGCTTGCCATGGTGCGGATCATTCGTGAATTGGTGCGCCGATCAAGCCGGAGTCAAGATTCCATCAATGGTCTCAACAGCTGCCGGAGCTAATAAATTAAAAGATATTGGACGATGGATTACAGACAAGCCGCAAGTCGGAGATTTATGCTTCATGGACTTTCCGCATGACGGCATTGACCGAATCTCTCACATCGGCATCGTCGTAAAAGCTGGAGTCACTTCTGTGATCTGCGTTGAAGGCAACACATCCGGCACCGGAGATCAACGGAATGGCGGAATGGTCATGATTAAACGTCGCAACATCGGCAAAGAAATCGTCGGCTTTGGTCGTCCGAAACTTGTCGCCTATTCGGGAGAATTTCCAAGTGTGGAGATTCCAGATGAAGCTCCCAAGAAAGGTAACAAAAAGAAATGAAACAGATCCAAGCTCTCGCAGCATCATGGCTTCGCTCATTCTTAGCCGCATCACTCGCGGTCTATATGGCCGGAGTAACAGATCCGAAGACTATTGGCATGGCTGGTCTTGCGGCCGTCTTGCCGGTCATTCTCCGATTCTTAAATCCATCAGACGCATCGTTCGGGATCTCAAAGGGAAAGTGATTCCGAAAGCACTGGCGGCAGCGATTGGAATGGGGCTAGTCCTTTCGCTGTCGTCGTGCGCTTACCAAGGATGGACGAGATATGACTGCCA